AGTTATAAGATTTGTCACCATACTCATCCGTATTCCAATTGGTGGATGTGTCCATTGACCCATTATCTATAAACCATCTATCACCCTCTTTATCAACAAATTGATCCTCATCAGTTCCATCTACAATAAAACCAAATGGAGCCATGTCTTGCTCTAATTGATTCTTCTGCTCTTCATATAATCTCTTTCTAACATCTTGATCTGTAAGTTCTTTAAAGTAATCACTCTGAACTAACCAACCAAATATTACCAAACACATGGCAAGGTCATCGTTACATCCCTCTTCTGCCTCAAATGAATTACTCTTCTGAATAAATGTAGTTAATTCGGATATAATCTCATAGTCTTTAAATATTAATTTATCTGCTTCAATAAGAGATTTTAAATTAAGAGACCCAATCTTCTTAACTGTCTTGGACATCTTAACTCCAAGTTGTGTTTTCTTACCAGAGAACCCTTGACCTACAACTTGACCTGCTCTACCTCTCATAGAACACATCAGTAAGTTTTCATATTCAAGATCAAAGTTTAGAATAGATGCTACTTGATCACCAATATCATTTACCTCACACATGATAAACGCATTATTATAATTCTTTGCTATTTCCCAAATTACATTAGGGAATATCATAGGTTTAATTTCATTATTCCTATACTTACCCACAACCTTATGAGGGAACTCTGTAATGTCTACAACCACAAAGGCAGAGTAATCTTCACTCACTCCTCTTGCTACGTCAACAGTCATTACATAATCATGACCTTCTATGGGTTGTTCATAACAATCATAACCTGCTTTTCTTATGATAGGTGCTTCATAAACAAATGCTCTAAGTTTAGATGGTGCAATAAGAGTATCAACAGACCCTAAAAACTCACACTCAAACTCAATCTTAAACTGTTGTTCAGAAGTGTTTGCAATAGTTTGTCTTTTCCATTCAGCATCCCTACCAGGAACCTGAGACCAATGTACATCAGTTGGAATATATTCATTCTTACCTTTCTCAGCATCGTGCCAATACCTATAAAAATGATTCATACCATGAGGGGTAGAAACCATTATAACTTTAGTTGTTTTACCAGAAGTAATAGTAGGATAAACTGAACTAAAGAATGCCTCTGCAATATGGTTTGGAACGAATGCAAACTCATCAAGGAATAGTATGTTAAATGACATACCACGAACCGCACTAGCAGATGTAGATGCTGCTAATATCTTA